TGACTACCTTTGTCATTTCCTCTCGGCTTGCGCGTTTTCCTTTAGGAGCATAACCCGCATTTGCAAGCGCTCTGCCGATCGCCGAAGTCTCGCAATTCTCCAATGCTGAAGTCTGGTTAACACCTCTACTAGTAACTGTTTCTTCAGCCAGACCAGTTGCCCACGCAACACTATCTGAAGCAGTCTTAAATAGATAAGCCTTAACAATGTATCGATTACTCTCGATAACTTCCAACTCAGTTGATAGACGAAAATCTGGATAGTCCTTAATAAATTTCTCAAGTCTCACCTCTACTGGTTCATAGTCCGCTAGATTAAACATAAAGCCCATTCTCCTCTGTTGCTAGTTGTCCACCGAGTGCGCCGTAGCTGCATAGATCGACCCAGTTATCGAGATGTTGTGCTGATTGATTAGTTCTTGCAAGTTTAACAAGTACCATGATCCCTGCCACCTGATAGTCATGTATTGGCATTTGTAGGTATGCACTAAGGAGCATGGCGGTGTGTTGTAAGTTATCTGCCGGATGACCGTATGAAAGGCCACGATCAGAGATTGTGTCTGTGGCGTTGAGTAAGATGTCACGAGCTATCATTCTTGCCAAAATTCTTGTCTGTTCACAGCTCGACCTCTGTGATAACCCTCGCGCTTGCCTCGCTCATAGCCTGATTCCCAAACATGTGCATAAATAATCCATAAGGCCAGTGGTATAAGAATCACCACTATGCCTACAACTTGATTGTCAGTCATTGTTACTCCTATCGCACCAGCGCCCTCGGCTGGTGACAGGCTTAGTGTTGCACAGCCCTGCGACTATTTGTGTTTAATTTGATAACGAAATGATAACGATTCTGCCTCATCTACGGCATCGTCAATAGTCTTACGGACTGGAAAGATGTCTCGGATTAGATCATCCATACAGCTTGCCATACACAGTAAATGAGCCATCCTTATTGATAGGCACTAGCATGGGACTTACTCTGTTCCCATGTGTCTCAATGATAGCCACGCTCATTTGCCAGTTAGCAGCCCCTGCTTTGAGATAGCCGGCCTTTTCCTTCTGCATGACATTTCCTGCTTCTACGCCCCACAAAGTCCTGTATCGGCTTCCTATGCCCTCTGTAAAGGCACTGATGCCTGCTCTATGGGTATGTCCACAAACTACAGACTTGCCAAATTTCTTCGCTAAACCTAAAGCTGTAAGTCCAGCGTTAGAATTCATTGATCCCTCATCGCCATGCACTAAGACCCATCCACTGTGGAACTCAAATGGCTTTTTGTGAAAGCGTATCCCCATGTCAGAGAAGCCCATAAAACGGGGGTAATCGAGTTCTGGAAGTCCGATGAGGCTAGGAGCCCCTCTAACGAGAGTGTGGTATAGACGATCGGTATGGTTGGATCGAGTGATGTCGGTAGTCCTGAGATCCCAGAGGATGTTTTGAGCCAGAGTTCGATCGGCATCTAACTGCCCTTCATACTCTAAGTGGGTGGACTTCGCCCATTTTGATTGACTCTGCATATCGAGCTCATCACCCGTATTTAGCACTAAATCAAACTTTTCTTTATTGACTAGCTTAATTAAATTTTTGACTGCTGCTGCATGATGGAACGGAATCTGTAAATCTGAAATTACTAGATAGCGTTTTTTAGTCATCGTCCTCATCTTCGTAATCGCCAAACCTTTCTGGATCGACTGGAGATGGCAAGATCCATGCTGGATAAGACTGTGGCTCTGTAATCATGAATAGAGCTATAGACTCAGGGAATCCAGCCTTCTTTAAGGATTTGTAGAACTCATGCAACCCAATGCAGTAAGCATCGAGTGGGGAATAGCCCTCATCTACTAACTTGTTAGTTGCTTTCCTTGCCATAAGATAATTGTCACTTCTCTAGTATGCGAAGGATAGTTTCGACACGCGCCTCAAGTAGGTTTATTTGATCGCGCATAGATGATCCACTATTTGGCTTTAGCTCTTGAAGGTAGTGCTTTACTAACCAACGCACCGAGCCAATAAATGAACCAATAACGGTCGTAGCAGCAACAGCAAGAACCGCCATGTCCTGCGCAATCATTATCGTTTAGGTGTGGCATAACCGAACACGCCTGATAGTACTGACCACAACACTGCTCTGTAGTCTAAATCAAAATTGGTTGCTGACCATGCTGCTAGAAATGCTCCTGCTGCAAGGATTGCTGGATTCTTTAGGTTCATAGTTTTCCGCCTAACATAGGTATTTGATAAAATTCACCCAGTAAGTCAGCTTCTTTTTTAAAGCTGAAATGCACATGGTGATTGTGTTTGTTAGCCCCTGTGTACTTGCGCCACTTCCACCTAAGAATAGGGGAGCAGATTGACCCGTCAAAAATAATGTAAGACACACGCTTCTCGGATCCTTTTTTACAGGCAAGACGAATTTGATCAACAAGGTCGGGCATGAGGTCGGGCTTGGCTTTGCCGGATAAGTCACGATCGATGTCGATGGCGCGTACCCAGCCTTTGACATCTGGATTATGATCAGACTTACGAGCACCATGTCGGGTATCACCGATCCAACCATCCGATGTGCGGTCACGATCTGGGTAGGCATCATCGAACTGCTCACGAAGTTGTATCGCTGCTCGGCTAAGTTTAGGCTTCACGAGGATTAGGGATCACTTCTAGATGTTCTTCATTTGAGCAAGTCCAAAGACAAGTCACTTGATCAAGTGTAACTTCTGGATGGCATTGAGGATTAGGCCCGATAAATGCATCTAGGGCTTCATCGTATGTGTAGCCAATTCCTGCATAGTTTTTACGAATATTTCCATTGTAAGAAGTTCGCTTGCAAACTTGACCACGGAAGTTTCCATACCAAGTTTCTGTGTCTAATCCTTCGATTAGTTCTGTCTCATCAATACCGACAATAACCTCGGTGACAATGTTGTTCTCATCTAAGAAAGCGTAATGTGCCATTATGCCCAACTCACATTTCCAGTACCAGCAGTAATTGTTGTAACTTTATCTGATCCAACTGTTGCAGTCGATCCTGTTAATCCTGCTCCGATTGTAATTGTTCGAGCAGATGGGTATCTTAAAATTACAACACCTGATCCACCGTTCGCGCCACCTTCATTTGGTGTTCTAGCACCGCCACCACCGCCGCCACCTGTATTAGTTCCGCCGGATGTTCCGCCTGTGTATGTAGCAGTAGAAATAGTTACATTTCCCCCAGCGCCGCCGCCGCCTGAGCCACCAGCACCGCCAGCACCGTTGTAACCAACACCACCGCCGCCGCCAGCATAATTAACAGATGAACCCGAAATAGATGTAGCAACTCCTGCTCCACCTGCTCCACCAGCACCGTCAAATGCTCCGCTTGATGATGCACCTACTGCACCTGCGCCACCGCCGCCGCCGCCTTTGTAACCACCTGTGTCAGCGTTACCACCAGCAAAACCTTGATTTGTAGTTCCAGCAGCACCGTCAACAGTAGGTGAGGTAAACCAACCACCGCCGCCACCTGAGCCACCAGTTGCAGCATTATAGGTAGCATTTAAATAACCAGCACCTCGTCCACCACCTGTAGATGTAATAGTAGAAAATACTGAGTTAGAACCGCTAGTAGATGCAGCAGTTGTTGATCCTGTGCCACCTGCTCCAACGGTAACTGTGTAATTTGTAGATAAAAGAAAATTCAAAGCTGTTTCTAAACTTCCACCACCGCCTGTTGCTGTAACAGTTGATCGAAGTCCACCGGCTCCACCGCCGCCACCATTAGAAGCATTGGATACAAGATTACTTGAAGCTCCACCGCCGCCACCTGCTAGAACAAGGTAATCAACTACATTGTTAGAGGCGGAAGCACCATCAATAATTCCAACTGATATGCCAAACACTACGCAACGCCACCGATCACAAACCATTGATCTGTGCCTGTTTTAATGCATGATGCTGCTTTGTATTGTGCAAGGGTAGGTGCTGCCGCTACTGCTCCAGCAGAAAGGATTGTTGTAGTGCCAGAAGTCACTGCGTTGATTGTGCAGATGCCTACGCCAATGTTGATGATGTTGAGTACAGTGCCAATAGGAAAGGCTGTAGTGGCGTTTGTAGGGATTCTAAAGGTGCTTGCAGAAGCGTTGGACTGAGTAACAAGTCTGCTGTATTGGTCATTGGTTGTAGCTGTGTAAGTTGTGCCAGTCTGTGCGTTGAGTGTGTAGGCAGGCAAAAAGTTCATGTCTGCTGCGGTAAGGACATCACCGCTAACGAATGGATAAGTCATTTATTCTCCTAGTATGCCAATACGGATGTGTCAAGGATACCGTATAATGTCGAATCCAAGATGAAGCCATCTAGGATGTTTTCCTGTGTTGTGAGGGTTGTGCGCCATGTGTTAGGCGTAATGCTGTGGGCTATGCCTTGACATTGGAGAGTCTTGACAATGGTAGTTCCTGCCACATTCACATTTGTAATCTGCATTGGGTCGAAGTAGTCCAAGCCTAGAGCTGCTGCGACTCCTGCCCCATAGCCTAAAGTGACTAAATCAAGTGTAATCGTTTCAATCCTGAGAGTGGTGTCCTTGCGAGAGGCCACAAAGTTAGAGGCAAGGTTTAGAGCTTCTGCATCTGTCTGCATGAGCATGTCATTGGCTGTAATGCTGTGCAGGAAGAACTTATTTATAGAGTCTTGATTAGAGGCAGTCTGTGGTGATCCACCTGTTCTAGTGACTGTCGCTGAGTTAACAATAGTCTTGTCATCTAAGGCAAAGGTAATCCCAGCATAAGGAATGTCTGTAGATCCAGTGGCATTAGAAAAGACTGTAGGTGTTGCTGTGCCTGACTGATAGACAAAATCTCTATCCTTGAATACTGCGTTGCCAGCCTTGTCGAAGTAGAAGGCTCCCTGCTCTGTAAAGGTGACAGTTTCAATGGCAGCTAAAGCAGAGCGTGTGGTCGCTGGATCTGCCTGACATAGAGTGTTGCCAGTCATGATTGACCTAGCACTTGAAGGCCAGCCAATAGTGTCTAGGATCTTATCTACGCGTGTGCCAGTGTCTTGACCTGCTGCTGAACCTGTAACTGTCGTCACATTGGAGTTAAAGATCAATCTAAAGGCATCTGTACAGACTAGATCAACATAGCCAATCTCTTGATCTTTAGGGTAAGTGTAAAGGTATTCCTGAATGTAACCTTTAAAGATTGGATAGACAGTGCCTGAGTAATTGGCTTCAATAATAATTGAGCGTAGAGGAACAAGATTAGGATAATAAGGGCTTGAAGTGTTTTGTGGATTCCAGTCACCATTTTGATCAAGGATGCGAACTGTTGCTGTACCTGCAAGATACTTATCCTGAAACAGGTTGCGCTCCTTGCGTGTATCTATCTTAGAGACTTGATTAGATACATCGATAATGATTTGGCCGGGCTCACCTAATACTGCAAAGTCAAGCTGCGAAGTATCTAGGATAAATGGCGTGGCAAAAGATGCACCGCCAGTTAGGTTGATCTTTACAATAGGGGTTGCGGGTAATGCCATTAGTACACCGTACTGTAGTTAACTGGAGTACCTGAAGCCTGTTGCGAGTAAAGCCCCTGAGTAATGGCTGCTACTAGATCGCGTTCTGTTGTAACTGAGCCTTGAACAGAGATGTTAACAATAGTGTCACCATTAGGCACTGCCTGTTGGCTGAGTGAATTGTATTGATAAAGCGGAGTGCTAGGGATTAAATTCATGTCAAACTGACCACCGCCATAGCCCATAGG